CCGGCTACGTATTGATCCCTGTCCGCCACGCATTGGGTGGCGAAATCGACCTTGATCCATGTACCGAACCGGACAATCCGACCGCAGCTTTGCGGTACTACACCGAAGCTGACGACGGGCTCACCTCGCCCTGGAATGCCAACACGATTTACTGCAACCCGCCCTACGGGAAGGCCCGTGAGCCCTGGGTCAAGCTGTGCATCGCCGCTGGCGAGCGAGGCGCGAAGGTGATCCTGCTCATCCCATCGCACACCGACACCCGCGTCGTGCAGAGCTGCTTCCAAACAGCCAGTTCGGCAGCCTTCATCAAAGGGCGGGTCAAATTTGGCGTCCTGCGCAACAACGGTCGCCAAGAAGCCGCCTCACACCCATCGGTGCTATTCGGGTGGAACGTCAATTTGTCACCAGCCTGCGATGAGCTGGGCTACATCGTCACCCTACGGAACCTGGAGGAACACGAATGCGCACAGTGAACGACAATCATGACACCTACTCATTCCTGCTGGATGTGAGCGACTTTTTTCGCAGCCTGGAAGACATGGGCGACTGGGCCGACCGCATCTCGGCTATTGCCGATGAGAACTTCGACCCCTCAGCCGATCGGTGAGCACATCCAAAGCTGGTGTAATGACACCTATGCCTAACGCCCCCCGCACGCCGCTCAAGTCCTTCCGCATCCCCGAGGACCTCTACCGGGAAGCCCAACAGATCGCAGCCGACGAAGGCATATCGGTGTCCGACATCGTTCGCAAAGCCCTGGAGCGGTACGTCAAGAGCGGCCGGCGGAAGCGGACTCAGCATGAGGACACGTAACCAACCTCATGGAACAACACAGCTAGAGGTCTACGTCGATCAGTCCTATCCACCGGCCGAGCTCGCCAGGATCATCGAAGACCTGCAGCGCAAGTACTCAGACCGTGAAGACGGGTATTTCGTCCAGATCAACTGCGATGCGGGCAACACCACCACGCACAACAACAACCGGCTGGCGACCGCTAAGTTCGCTGTCGGGAAGCTCGGTGCGGCGCGGACCGGCCTCGACGTCGGCGAGCACGAGATCACTGAGGTACTCGGGGCGAAGTGCCCGCCAGACCTCCCGACCTCGACGGTCTCCGGACCGTCAGCGCAAGATGTCATCGACGCTGTTGTGGCTGCTGGACTGCCCGCGACCGATCCGCGAGACAACTCAGCGGGCATTTGCTCGAATGCCGGGCGCGTCCAACTCATCACGACTGACGAGTTCTCGGTGTATCAGTTCCCTGACCTTGCGTCAGTCGAGCGGTGGGCGTCGACTTACCCGTCCCGCTACGTGCACGGCACGATCATGTTGAGGTTCACTGAGAGTGGTAGCGCTCCAACAGATCCGGCGCTGATTCCGCAGTACGATGCGGTGCTCGACCAGTTGATGGCCGCGGGCGGATAAGGCTGCTGGCGCGTACGGTTCGGCGGTATGAGCGAGAACCCGGGCCGGAACCGTCGCGGCGAGTGCAAGCACTGCGGCGGCAAGATCTACCGGTACCCGCTCGGTGACGCGATGGGCTCGTGGGCTCACCTGGACCGTGCCGATTGGGTCGATGACCCGCACGATCCCGAACCCGTCTAGTCGCCGGAGGCCACGCCGAGCACGAGCACCACATACGTTCCGGCGAGCGCGATCAGCCACCCGGCGAGCACGCCACCAATGATGGCCAGCGCCGCGCGGATCCTTGGACGTTGATTCATCTGCCTGTCCCTTCGACGTATTGACCTGCAAGGGTTCCGGTTTCACGCACGGAATTGAGGGCCCGGCCGCACCGTGCGCACACATCGACCTGGCCGCCGTGCCCGCACGGAACAGTGACGGTCGTCCGATGCAGGCACGGGGCTTTCACGGCGTCGCCGAGCTCGGCGGTGGTACGTAGCGTTCGACGGTCGTCAGATCCAGCATCACCGGATCCTCCGGGTCGTAGTCCTCGACGGTCGGAACCTCGAACGTGAACGGCTCGAACTTCCACTGCTGGCCGAGGATCGTTGCGGGCCCGAACTTGACGTCGCACAACAGTTTCCCTGTGCCGAGGCCGAGCACCGTCGACTTGGCCAGCACCCGCACACCCGACGCCGCTTCCTGGTCGTTGTACTCGCCCGACGTCGGGGTCTCCGTCGCCGGAGCGGGTGCCCGCGAGAGTCGCAGCACCCCGGTTTCGATGCGCGCCTTGATCGGCACGAGTAGCACGGTCTGCGGCGGGCTGGTTGCGGTCAAACGCAACTCGAGCGCTGTGTCGCGCGGGCCGCCCTCGACGCGCAGCGACAGGGTCACGTCGCACCACACGTTGAAATAATCCTGGCCGAGCCCGGGGTCGAACGTGTCGGGGATAATGCCGCGGTAGGTGCCGTCGAGCTGGAAGAACGACAGTGCGGTGATGTCAGCCATCGCGGGGAGTCCTTTGCGCGGTACGGGTTCGAGGGGTGCGGCGTTGCTCGCGGACCAGGGCCACGATCATCGGCACATACGCGGTGGCGCCCATGCTGTAGATGACGAACCGGGCGACCTGGCGGCCGGGGAACTCGTCGGTCCACCACACTGCGGCCATGCCCTGCAGCAGCACCAGGGCCAGCAGCACCGCGGCGGCCATGTTGATCTTGCCGATCCGGTTGGTCCACCACTTCGACCAGAACGCGTACCGGACCGCGAACACTGCGGCGAGCACAGCGACGTAGATCAGGCTGATATCGGCAGCACGACGATAGTCGACGTCACACCAGATGTCACTGGTCAGCGTTGCGGTGATGCCGGCTAGTCCGGCGGCGTATAGCCATCTCATCTTGGGCCCCACGAGCGTTGCAGGAGTTCGGTCCAGTGGTTCAGGTCCACGGTGTATTGCAGGGTGGCGGCGACTAGGCGCGCGGTCGCGGCCTGCCGTTCGATGCGTTGCCGTTGCGCTGCAGCGGCTATCGCGGACTGTTCGGCGTAATCGGCATGCAGCTCGGCGGTTTCGGCGCGCCGTTGAACCTCTTCGAGTTCGCGGCGATGTCGCTTCGGCATCCACCACATCAGCTGTCACCGCCTGCCCCGGTGCTGCTGCCGCTGACGACTTCGCGGATCGACGCGAGGACACGTGCCGTCGAGTTCTGCGATGCCGTCGATTCGGCAGCCGTGTTCGCAAGGATCGCAATGGTTTTGCGTTGTTCGTCGTCGCGGGTTTCAAAGCGGCCGATAGTGCGGTCCCGGGCCGCGATCTCCCGGTCCTTCGCGTCGACCATCTCACGGTGGTACTTGCCGGGGACAAGCCAGCCGCGCACCAGGGACACGACGAACCCGGCGGCGACGAACAACACGACTGTGACGACGCCGACGCCGTTCCATACCTCCGGATTCCACCAGGACATCCGTCAGAACTTCGGAACGTGCACACTCTCGATCGCCTGCTTGGCGAGCTGCCCGAAGACGGGCACGGTGCCGAGGACATCGCCTGCGGCTTGGATGACGCGGTCGACGTCAGCGTTGGCCGTCTGTGCGTCTTGCACGGTCTGCTGGATCGCGTTGATCGCTGTGTCGGCGGGGGCGGATCCGAGTGTGCCGTTCTGGATCTGCTTGCCGGTGCGCACCGCGGCGGTAGCGTTCGCGGCGCCGCCGCCGAGCAGCACACCGAGACCTCCGATGATCTGGTTGAGGCTGTTCGCCGCGTCGCTGCTGATGCCGCCCCACAGTAGGGCGATACCGACGATGCCGGACACCACGGTGCCGCCGAGGTAGATCGACTGTGCAACCTTGGGATTCATGGGTTCAGGCGCCCTTTCGTGATGCGAGGAATGCTTGCAGCGCAGCGGGGTTGCTGGCCTCGATGGTGGTGAGCACGTCGCCCGCGACCGTGTCGCCGGAACCTGCTGCGGTCGCGATGTACTCGATGACGGTTGCGGCTTGCCCGGCGAGCTTGGCGAGCGCGTTGCGTGCGAGGTTGATCGCGGCCGGGCTGGTGTACTTGCCTTCGCCGCGGGCGGTGCGCAACATGCGGAACAGTGCGTCGGGGTCGCCGAGTTCGGCGTCGTGCTCGACCACGAGCGCCTTGTGCACGGCGGCGTCGATGGCGCGGAGCATGTCGATCGGCGGGATCTTCGCCTCACCGCGCGTGGCGTAGATGGACAGGGAGTCAACGGGTTCGGCCATGAGCAGTTCCTCGATCGGGTCGTCGGATGGGGCGGTGATGATGGCGAGCAGGTCGTCGCCCACGGCGAGCGCGGTGTTGTAGCGGGTGATGCGCTCGGCGATGCCGTTCGCGCGGCGCGCGGTGCCGATCCAGCCGGGCGCGTTGATCGCCTTCGAGGCGTCCTCGATGTTGCGGGCGTCGGCGAACTGGTTGAGCCGTGGTTGCTGCGTGGTCCAGTACCAGGTAACGCCGATGAAGCCGTACTCGTCGGAGGCGAGCTGCTCGGGATGGTCGACAAAGAACGTCAGCGACGGCACCAAGCCCTTGCCGTAGGCCCATTTCGACAGTTCGGTGTAGTTGTGCCGCCCCGTGACCTGGACCGGGCCGCGGCCCTTGAACCGGACACCGTCGCCCGGCTGGACGTTGCCGAGTTCGATCCGGCCCTCGTACGCGGCACCGCTGGCGATCTCTTCCATGTGGCGGAGACCGGCCGATTCGTGGCCGATCTGCGCTGCCCACATCGCGATTCGGTCCGTGTTGGTGCAGCCGCATTCGACCAGGCAGCGGCTCACCGCGGGCAGTAGCTCGGCGAGACGGCCCTTGTCGACGGCCGGGGCCAGGGCGCGCGCCAGGATGTCGACGGCCGAACTGTCCGGAATTCCCGGAGAGTTGGGCGCGTCCTCGAGTTTCGCGTCGAGGTACCAGTGATCCTCGAACATCGGGTCATTCCAGGCGCGGGCACCGTCGTAGAGGTCGACGCCATGGCCGTAGCGGCCGTTGCGGTTGCCGTGCGATTCCCAGTCGACGCCGCGTGTCGAGACCTTCACCGGCCCGCCGGGAATGTCCATCGTCATAAGCGTGCAGCTGGTGTGACTGTTGACGCCGCCGCCGCCGTGGTGGAGCCCGACGAGCATTACCGGTGTGAAGCCGAGCGCCGCGATCCCGCCGGCCGGTAGCCGGCGGAACCCGAGTTCGTAGACGATCGGATCGTCACGACGAAACGACTCTGTCGACCCGTAGCGGTTGCTGGGCCAGTCGGTCCGGCCCATGAACCACGCGCCGGTTTGCAGCACGAGACCCGAACAGTCGGTCGAGTCGCGCGGGTCAAGCGTGAAAGCTGCGCCGTACTCGTACACCAGGCCGGCGCGGGCCCGCGCCAGATCGTGAACCTGTTGGGCACGCTGCCGGGTAATGATCGCTGTCACCGCGTCAGTCCAGCACCGCGCCGTGTTCTGAGCGAACCAATCACCAATGGCGCTGTGGCTGCTCGGTTTCGATGTGGTGGGCGTGCTCGCAATGCAGACTGCAGGCGATGTAGGTGGTGAGTGCGCCGACGCATCCGGCCGCCATGATGGCGATCAGGTGAGCCACGATCGCCGCCACGATCACATGCCGCTGACGCCGACCTCATACACGCTGATCACGTGCGTGTTAATGTTCGGCAGCAGGTCCGGGGCACGATAGTTCCCACTGTCAGGCACCAGATCGACCGGCACGTCGACACCGCAGATCGAGCACGGCACAAGCAGAGTCATCGCGCTACCTCGTTTCCGTTGGTGATCGGATCAATATCCACGAACGCCGGGGCGGTGAAGTGCAGCGGTTGCGGCAGTGGCGCGTAGCCGCACGGATCACCGGCCGGCGTGTGGGCGTACACGATCCGATGCAGCTCGACCCCGGCTGGCACGTAGACGCGGCCCGCGCCGATGATCTGTCCGTCGACCTGCCGCCACGAGATCTGCCCACGCCGATACGCCAGGTTCGCCAGCGGCTCGACCGGCATGCCGAGTACGTCCTCGCAGAGACCGACCCACGCTGGCCATGCGACCAGTTCGAGCTGGGGGACTGCGAGGACGGGTGTGGTCATACGACAGTCAGCTTCGGGGTGATGACGATCTGCCCGGCCGCGTTCAGCACGATGCTCGGCGACAATGCGCCCCACGCGATCTGCGTCGCACCGCTGGCGGCTGAGCATTGCGTGCCATGCGTGTAGGTGCCTGCGGGACAGTTCACGATGACGGCCGAGCCGCCGACAGTGCCGTCCGCGTTCGACGTCCAGGCCGTCGCGACCCGCGCGCCCGTGGTGTAAACCGCCTCGTTGGCCGGAGTCGTGGTGTCACCGGGAGCACCGGTGCACGCCCCGAAATACGCCCCGTACGCCTTCCACGCATCAGCGAGTGCCTGCTTACGTGCCGTGATCAAACCCATTGCGTCAGTGTCCCTTCATCGTTTCTCGTCTGCCCGTCTACTGATACGCGCGGCACCACACCGAGCCTGGCCCGCCGGCACCGGCTTTGGATCCGGAGAACGGGCCACCGTTACCGCCAGCACCGCCGGAGCCAGGGCCGCCAGCGCCACCGTTTCCAGTCCCTGCCGCTCCGGGCACGTAGAGCTGTCCGTTGTAGGTGAGAGTGCTTGGGGCACGCCCGTTCTGCTGTGATGCGACGGCAGCCGCAGTGGCCCCCGCGCCACCAGCGCCAGTGATGCCCGACCAGCCGACGAGTGCTGCGGACGCTGCCGATGCGCCGCCGGTCCCGCCGTTGCCGGTGATGACGCCGCCGGATCCTGCGCTGCCCGCCGCGGCGACCGTGATGTTGATCGTTGTTGCGGTCCAGGGGATGTGGACGCCGCGTTCGAGGGTGGCGGTCGCGAATGTGCCGCCGTAGCCGCCGCCGCCAGCGATGAAACTTCCGCCGCCGCCCATGCCGCCGCCGCCGGCGCCGAGCACGACGACGTCGATGTAGCGGCACCACCACGGGATCGTGTAGGTCGTGGTGCCGGGGGTGGCGAACAGGGTGGTGGTCGCCGCGGTAGCCGGGAATGCCGCCGATATGGCCAAGGATGCGGTCGCGGTCAGGCTGGTGGTGGTGAACATCCGCGCGAACGCGGCGAGCGTGAGCGATGCTGTCGCCGAGATTGGCAGTCCGCGAAGTTGCCGTTCGTATGCCGACATCGTCAGGTCGGTGGCCGCGGTGAGACCGAGTGCGGTGAGCATGCGGGCGATGGCGGGCATGTTCAGTGATGCAGCTGCGGATAGGTCGAGTCCGGTCTCGTAGCGTTCGCTCGCCGCGAGATTCAGTCCGGCCGTCGCAGTGAGGTCGAGATCCCGGGGTTCGATCTGCGATGCGGCCAGCACGAGTTCCGGTGCGCCGACCAGCTGCAGCATGCGAGGTTCGATCTGCGACGCCGTGAGATCGACCGCCCCGGCCGCCGCGATGGCCAGTTCGGCGGGCATCCGAGCTTGTGCGGCGAGCTGAAGGGTGGCCGTCGCGTCGATCCTCTGTCGTCGGTGCGGCTGCTCGAACCACCCCGGCCCATAATCTGGCTCGGCGGCCTCGACATCACGGAACCAGCCTGGAATGCCTGCAGCCGGATCGGGACGTAGATCAGGAGTCCAAGGCATGAGATCACGGGTCCAACGGCAGTGCGTAACCGAGCGCCGTGAGGGCCGCCTCGTGCGAGTCCACGTCGGTGAGTCGGGCAATCGGCGTCATGCCGTTGGCGGGGTCGCCGTCCGCATCGAGTACCACGCCGTCGGCGTCGGCCAGGAACACGTCGACCGTGGTCGGCAGGTGCGACCGACTGACGGGGAGCCGTCCGAGCGGCGTCGACACCATGCCGTCGCGATCGTGCGCGGTGACCAGCAGGTGCCGGCCGTCCTCGCACCGGTAGTGATTCGTCGTCGGCGCGTAGCTGGTCATGGTCTGAATCAGAAAGCAGTTCACGGGTTCGCCTTTCATCGAGAGAACAGCCAGACACAGCCGCCGCCCGGCACGCTGCCGGGCGCGCCACCGTTGCCCGACGACGACGCCGCGTAGGCACCGCCGCCACCGCCGCCAGTGCCGCCGCCAGGGAATCCGCCATTGCCGCCCGGACCGCCAGCACGGCCATTGCCGAACACCGCGCCGGACCCGCCACCGCCACCGCCGCCACCGCCG